CCATGGAAGGGGCGTACTTTAAAGAGCAATTCAGTCAGATGCGGAAAGACCAACGGATAGGCTTGTGCCCTTACGACCCGATGTTCCCGGTCAGTGTTTTCTGTGATATTGGGCAGAATGACGAAACGGCACTGTGGTTTTTTCAACCGAAGCGGACGCATTACGCGGTGATAAACTACATGGAAGCGAGCGGCGAACCGTTTTCCTATTTCGTAAAAGAGGTGGATGCGTTAAACTATGTGCTCGAATATGTGTACTTACCCCACGATGCTAACCACAGGCGCCAAGGGGCGGATCGAAACCTGACTCCGGAAGAGATGTTTCAAAGCGTAGCACCGCATTGGCGATTCTGGTTGGTGCCAAAAACCCCGGACAAGCAGATGGCGATACAACAGGGGAGAATTTTGTTAAGCCAGTGCGTCTTTGATCAGAAGCACTGCTCAGTTGGGTTAAAAAGACTCGAAGCGTACCGGAAAGAATGGAACCCGCGAACAGGAACGTGGCGAAACACACCGAAGCACGGACCGGAAAGTAACGGCGCTGACGCCTTCTTGCAGGCTGCCCAGGCCAAAGCAGCGGGATTTTTCTCCGCTGTCGGAAACTCAGGGGGAGCTTTTGGAAACGACTACGGGGAAAGTTATTTTGATGCCCCTAATTTAGGATTTTAAAAATGCTACTAGACAGACGAAATCCTAGTTTTGCCCCTATCTATTGCGGTTTATACCCCGGCTTAGCTGAAATAGCAAAATCGCACGGGTATGCCCTAGCAGTACACGGTAGCTTAGCTCGGGATTTTGATTTAATATGCGTACCGTGGGCAGAATCGCCGAGTGAACCGGAAAAAGTAGTTCGTGAAATAACAACTACTTTTGCGATACGAACAGTAGGAGAACCGGAAATAAAGGCCCATGGAAGAGAAGCTTGGACCATAAGCATATCTTTCGGGGAATGTTTTATCGATCTCTCTTTTATGCCGAGGGTATTGCATGAGGAATGAAGTAGTACGCTTAGCTGCCTCACCGACCTTTACTGTAGAGCAGGCCTTGCAAGATTGTTTATCAGAAGACTTAGATCAAGTTTTAATTATTGGATATGATAAAGAAGGGTATCTCTTTATCCGATCCAGTCGTATGGAATTGAAAGATGCGCTCTGGATGACTAGGGCTGCAGAGCGCTATATTTTTGACAGTAACGGAGAATAACTTATGAAAGATCACGTAACAGAACAAGAACTGAAAGCCCATAGCACCGCGCCTCGTGTTACTGCGGAGCAGTTGGATTCCAAAATAGCCGAAATACATTTTCACCAGTTCCCCGGCACGACTACGATAGCGTGCTTGCTGGTATTGGAAAACGGTTTCACCACCGTCGGATATTCTGCCTGCGCCTACGCTGAAAATTTCAGTAAAGAAATAGGGGAGAAACTGGCGTTTAACATGGCTCGGGATAAAGTCTGGGCTCTGGAAGGGTACTTGCTAAAAGAGCACCAATACCGGAATCCAGTAGAAGAAGTACTGGACGAGGTAATTGAAGAAATAGAGGAAGCCGGGCAGAAAGTTGAGTCCTGGTGGCAAAAACTGGTGAAATAACATGCTGACGCATGTACAGCGTGTAGAATTCGAGAAGGAAGAACTCGACGGTAAACTTGTCAAGTTGAAAGCGTTTTTGATCAGCAATTATTATCAAGGTTTATCCGAAGAGATGAAATTGTTGCTAACAGAGCAGGCCAAAGTCATGGAGCAGTATTCGGATATTTTGGCAAAACGATTGACGCTTTTTGGTGCGCAACGCATTCTGTGATATAAATATCAAACGAATTGCCTAACGGGATATTTTTATGGCCTCCATACCACTGAACAAAGTAACAGAAACCGTAATTGAGTACGAAACTCTGGTACAAAGAGCACGTATGGGGCCTGAAGAACCGTACCCTACTTATATTTTTGGCAACAGCCGGAAGATGTTCTGGAGCAATCTGCAGCCGGAAGGGTTTTATGGAAAACCGGTTTCTATCTCGGGAGACGTTACTACGCATCTCCCGGATCCTGATCTCGTATCAACAAACCCATAAGGAATACACATGTCAGTTATCTGGCAAATTAATTTAGAACACCAACCGGATGACCCTTTGTCCGTCGAGCGCTGCGCTTTCAGTATTATCAGTGAATATATGAAAACTTCTGACTGCCGGCCAAAAGTGATCCATTTAGCGGCAAACGGCATAGGGGCAGCGGTAGGGGAGATTTTGGAATTAGAAAAGCTACCAGTAAAAATAATAAGCCCAGCACATTGGCGACAGATGGTTCCGCCAGAATTAGACGGCCCTACTGAGATTGGGCAGTTATGCCTGTAACGAAAACATTAACCTGGAGATAAGATGGCAAACCTTAATTTTCAACACGCAAGAGACCCCGTCGTAGAGTCGATGCCTACCGAATGGCTACCTGAGCAAAAGACCATAGCGAACGAGGCCATGGCCATTTTAACCCGGCACTATCCGGGCTGGAAATGGGGGCTTGAGTGGACCGAAACGGTAGGGGGAGTTTTAGGCGCGTTGATCATCCGCCTACAAGATGTCCCGACAGATGTCGTGTATTTAGTTAAATACTTAGACATGGATAGGGACAGAATGTCTTGCATTATGCGGGCAGGGGGAGAATTTTTAGAGGCTTTGGGCCTATCCAGAACCCGGCACCGGCGGTGAGCCATGGACGATTGGTGTTGGACACGCTACAGGCGTCAAACCCGGCGATACCTGCACCTATGATGAGGCTATGGCATGGCTGCGAACGGACGTTGAAACCTCAGAACACTACGTCAATAATCTGGTGAAAGTGCCGCTGACACAGAGCCAATTCGATGCTCTGGTGAGCCTGGTGTTCAATATCGGTGGGGGAGCCTTCCGTAAATCCACATTGCTGCTAAGGTTGAACGATGGGGAGGATTTGCAGGCAGCGGATGAGTTCCTGAAATGGAACCGGGCAGGGGGGAAGGTGATGGCTGGATTGGTCAAGCGCCGCGAGTCAGAGCGGGAGCAGTTCCTTGCTTAACCCATATCTGATTATCGGGCTAATTGTGTTCTGGCTGGCATCGGTCGGGGGCGCCTATTTCAAGGGCCATACGGCTGCGCAGGACGCGGCCAGAGCGCAGTACGCGACCGAGCTTGAGGCTACCATCAAGCAGCACAACGCTAACACGTTAATCGACATGCAGGCGGCTGCTGACGTAGCGGCGAAGGAAGCGGCGGCTAGGACACGGACGGCCATGCTGCGGAACCAGACGACGAAGGTTATCTATGAAAAGCCTATGCCTGTGTCTTGCAATTATGACGATGGCCGGATGCAGCTTGTTGCCGCAGCGGTCGCAGCCGCCAATAACGAGGACACCGCCGCAAGGGTGCGTGCAGCCAGCGACAAAGCTAACGCCACCATCCGGTAACAGTGCGGACGCCATCTTCGCCTACCTGATTGATGTGATCGGGGCATATGGCGAGTTGGCGAGAATGCACCAGTCGTGTGTTGACTGGCATCTGCCCAAGCCTAAATGACCATCAGCAAAATTGGAGACCGACAGGCCCAGCGCCTTAGCGCAAGCCTGCGTTATCTCTAGGTCGGTCATGCCGTCACCAGCAGAAATATCCCCCACGCGGCAACCATGGCGTTAATCCCCGCTGCAACCCACGCATCTTCCTTGAGGTTAACCCCAAGCCCGATAAGGCAGTTGGCGGTTACTACAATCACGAAGGGGGTCATACCTGACCGTCCTTTCTGCCGAGTTCGTCGTCAATTGCGGCATTAACCTGCTGCCAGTAGGCGGGCCTGTTCACATCTAACACAGCAAAAATTGCGTCCGTTGCGCGGTATGGATTCTTGGCGTAGAAATTCCATCGCGCCACATCCTGTCTGCACTCGGCCAAGTCAGCCTCAGCTATAGCAAGCTGTGCATTTGCACCGTCTCGGTGTTCTTGAGCCTTTTGACAGGACTCCATCCAATAATCTCTGGATTGCTTTATGCTCACCAGTTCAGCCTCCGCCCGCTCCGCTGCCTGCCATCCTTCCGCTATCATCTGCGCGCAGTCAGATTTCGCATACGCCTTGCGCCGCGTCAGTTCACTGACCGCGTTGGTGTAGTGCGGTTCCAAGTCCCACGGATGCAGCCCCTTATTGTCAAACGTTCCTTCGCTCCATTGGGTGCGGTCTTTTAACGCCGCCTCCGCCTGAGATGTTCGCTTTTCTGCCCTAACAACCGATTCCATGCGAATACGGTTATCCTGCAATTCTCGTTCTGCTAGTTGCCATCTTAGGGTAGCCGACTTTAGATTGGCCTCCAACTCCGCGCACCGCTCCTGCAACGCCACGAAGGACTGGCGCAGTTCTGTGGTCATTTCTGGCCTCCGCGAAGGTAGAGGTCATACGGAAGCCACGGATGTTCAGGAACCTTTTCCACCGGCTCGGCGTTGGCGAGCTTGGCTTGGGCGGCAATTTCAAACGAGCCTCCTATACCGGCGTTTACCTCGCACCACTTGTCAATCTCCGCATCCGTCAGTAGGCCCGCAGCGTCCGCTTGAAGAGCATCAGGTGGCGGGTTCCGACTGCCGCCATCGTTCGCATTCGGCTGGTTAGATGATTCAAGCGGTGCTGCGGGTTCTTTGGCGAGGGCGGCAAGCATGGCTTTGTAAACCTCGGCAACAGCACAATCCGGATCACCGTCATAGCAAAACCCGATGCTATCGTGCATTGCACGCACGCCTGCTTTGACCATTTCCGCTGTCGGCTCAACCGGCACCAGCTTATGCTCGCTCATACAATATTCCTCCGATTGTTAGCGGATTGAGTCTGCCAGGCATTCAATTTAGCCTCAGCCGCACCCCGCATGAATCTGTGATACATGGCCTGTTCCTCCGCTTCCTTGATGGCGACTAGATGCTGCTTGTATCGAGGATCGGCATAGGCAATGGCTTCCTGCGCGCCTAACGGCTTGTCATCGTGTTCACGCATGATCTGCGCCTTCACTACCTTGCGATACTCTGAAACATACCCAAACTCAGCCGCAGCCTTAGCCGCCTTGGGCGCACTGTCGCGCAGGTAGTCGATGGCTTTCTCAACTTCGTCGTCGCTAATGTTCATATCAGCCATTCTTTGAATGACGGACTCATTGCCGGATTCTTACCATTCAATCCAGTTGGTTTATGCCATTGGACACGACCATTAACGTGCACATTTACTCGCCAAGCGCCACATCTGTAGCACCATAGAATATCGCCGTTTGCAATAATCCATAGTGATTGTCTATGATCGTGTCGTTTCATTTCAGAAACCCAGCTTTCTCCAATGCCTTCATGGTCAGTTTGAACATGTCATCATGGTCCATCTTGTAGCGCCGGATCATGCCCTTCTCCCCTCCAAGCCCGTGATAGCCATTTGGCCCTTGGTGGTGTTCCTTGCACAACGGCACGGTCGCATACTG